TGCCAATGGAACGTCCATTTGCCCGCCACGCAAATACTCCCTCCAAGCCCCTTCCGCTGACCTGTTCCCCTTGGGCCCATCTGTCGCCTTCGGCGTCGGCCAGCCCAACAAACCAGAGGCGCTGTCGGATGTGCGGCGCGCCGACGCCCGCAGCGCACAGATCAGCAGCCCCGAAGGCGTAGCCCGTTGCTTCCATGTCAGCGTGTACAAGGTCGAGCCAACCGAGGCCGTCCTTGCTTGCAACCTGCTCGCCAAAGACGACTGAAGGGCGGCACTGGCTGATGAGGTGGTGCCAGTGAGGCCAGAGGTGCCGCTGGTCATCAAACCCGCCTCTTGCACCTGCCGCGCTGAAAGGCTGGCACGGGCAGCTTCCTGTCCAAACAGGACGGTCGTCGGCCCAGCCTGCGGATCGCAGGGCGTAGGACCAGACCCCGATGCCTGCGAAGAAGTGGCACTGGGTGAACTCTCGCAGTTCATCAGGTCGAACATCGACAATTGATCGGTCATCCACAACTCCATCTGCTATGTGGCCTTGCTTGATAAGTTCCCGCAGCCATGCGGCGGCCTTGGGGTCGAATTCGTTGTAATATGCGGTCATTGGATGCCCAGCCGATCCAGCGCGAAGTACGATTTCTTGTACGATGCGATCAGGCGATCAACGCTGCTGATCTTCTCCTCAATGTGCGGCGTGGGCCTAATGTCGTTAGAGATCGTCAGCGTCTCGCGGTAATCCCACAGCGCCGTCAGCACGATGTGGGTGTCCGTTGCTCCAAGTCTGATTGCCATCTCACCACCCCGCGCCGTAAGTGATGAGCATCAGGCCATAGCCCACAGCGAACAGGCAGACGGTGGCAATGGCCTCAGCCAAGATGTCGCGGATACGCATTATTTGATCTCCTTGTTTGCATTGATGGCAGAGGTCAGGCGCTGGCGCAGTTCAAGGCGGCGCAGGTTGTGCATCATCTCGCCAATGTCGTGATAATCTGGCTGCTCATGGGTGCTGTAGTCCATGTCACGGTCGATGCAATCTAGGGCCGTCTTGGCCTGTTCCAGCGTGATGGTGATGGTGATGTTGGTCATGCTAGTCTCCTTGTTTGCGACGGTCGGATTAAGCAGCGGCACGGGCTGCATCACTCTTGCCACGGGCATACCAATCGGCACCCGCAGCGATCACCTGACCAAACTTTACATATGACGCAAAGCGGATTGAGGTGTTGTCCTGATTGTCGCGTACCCCGTCAAGGTAGGCGCACTCAGCGTAGAAGTTTGGGAATTTCATCTGGTCGTCTCCTTGTTTGCTAGTTGATAAAAGCCACCATAAACTTTGCTCAGAGCGTGTAAACAGAAAAAACGAACTTTACATCAATTATTTTTGTCTTTAGGTCTAGTGCTGCCAGAACACAGGAGGATTCTTAATGATGGCTCAAACTAAAATCAGGCTATGGTGCGCGCAAGACGGGCGCAAGCTGGGCTGGCTCGCAAGAAAAGTTCCAGTGGCATCGTCCAGCCTTTCCCGCTGGATGACAGGCCGCGTGGTGCCGTCCGCTGTCTACCGCCACCGCTTGGCAGATATTACCGGGATCGAAGATTTGCGCTTTGAACAGGAATGGGTGTCCAAGTGAACCGCACCGAAATACTCGATACCGCCAAAGAATACGTCACCAAGGATCGGCAGGGAACACATGGTGACGCCGAGGCCAACTTCGGTCTGATCGCGGCTTACTGGTCGGCGCACCTCGGGCGCAACATCAAGGCTCACGACGTGGCCGTGATGATGACCCTACTGAAGCTGGCCCGCGCCAAGGCCAATCCTGCCCACGCGGACAACTGGATCGACGGCTGTGGATATCTGGCCTGCGGCGGCGAGGTGGCCGATAAGGAGAAAGACATGCAGGCCAAGATGCTGGTCGGCTTGAGGGGCGAGGCCCTTTGAGGCTCGAAAGAAGCAAAGCAGAATGGTCTTGCCTACTCGCCTCGGCGGGCGGGCAAGACCCATCGCACGCCCAGAAAGTAGCCACAATCATCGGCGTGCAGGAACTTAAAGGCTACATGCTGCAACTGCACAAAGAAAACCGCCTTGACGAAAGCGCCAAGACGGCAATTCAAAACCGGCTTTCCGAACTGGAAGCCTTTTATGGGCGCAAGCTAGGCTAAATCGCTGGCCGCCAGCCAAGCTTGCAATGCCTGCCATGCCGCCTCACAGCCAAGAGCAACACAGGCAAAAGCCCCAGCCTTAGCCGCTGCTTCCAAATATTCACGCTGCCCATCTTGCCAGCGCCCTTGCGTTGGATCTCGGCGCTTCAATTCGCAAACAAACGTTACCCGGCTTGGGATTATGATGTCAGATGCACCGGGCGTCATGCCTTCTGCTTTGTGCTTTGCAACGGCGCTAAATTGCCCGCCAAATCGCAGCCCTTCGTTTCGTGGGTGAACAGCCAGCTTGCCCCAAGTTGCTGCATATTCGCGCCGCAAACGATTGAAAAAGGTGATTTGCTCCTGATCCTCTGTCGGACATTTGCCGCGATAGTCCAGATCGCCAAACGTCACCACGCCGCGCTGGGCTATGTCTTGAAAGTCACTGAGCCGCATGTTGCTTTACCTCGTCAAAGGGGTCCCATTCAGGTTCCGGCTTGGCATCCGGCGCTTCATCTGCTGGGCGGTTGTAAGCCTTGATGTCAAAAAAGCCTGTTTCTGCATTCTTGGCATAGGTCACAGTTTTAGGCGAAACTGTCCCTCCCATGCTAACGGCCTTGAATGCCTGCCAAGCCACCTGACCGCGCACATGCGGCGCATCTGGCATAAACCAAGTGGCAAATTGCCGATATGGCGTGACCCATTCCACCCGCATTGTGCGATTGCCAGATCGGCTGATCCCGGGCGCACATGACATACTTAGCACCTTGTCTGTTTGCGTGCGCGTTGGGTCGCGTTTTAGTGCTTTGAAATCTGCAACCAGCTTTTCGTTGGGGTCAACGATCTCGCCTTTGCAAGATATGCAATACCGAGCAGCTATGTCGTTCTCTGCGGCGCAATGCGGGCATTCTTTAAACGTCCAGCGATACCCGCACCGCTCGTATTCACCGCGCTTGCCAGCTTGCACCAGTCCCATGCAACGGCGACCAAAGTGACCGGGGATAGGACCAAAGTCGGACATGATCTGCCGCCCATCCAGATCAAGAACATAGCCCGCCTCATCTTTCTGGTAATCCAGATACATAGGGCTGGCCGTAAAGCCGTTTTCGTATTGGCACGATGGGCAGATGCACCTTAGTCCATCGCCCCCACCAGAACCCTTGCCAGCTTTCACCACTGGCGCGAACAGATCACCGTCTGGGCAGTGATCTTCAAGGTTCGTGGTGTAGTCCAGCACCAAGCAATCGGCTTTGCCGGAATGCAGTCGAAGACCGCGCCCAATGATCTGCTGTAGCAGCCCAACGCTTTCGGTCTTGCGAAGGATGGCGATCAGATCGACGTGGCTTGCATCGAAGCCAGTGGTCAGCACAGACACGTTGACCAAATACTTAATCTGCTGCGCTTTAAACCGCCGCAGGATGTCGTCTCGCTGTGCCTTCGGCGTGTCACCCGTGACAATCTCTGAAAGCCCCGGTGGCAAGCTTGCCATGATCTCTTGAGCGTGCTTCACAGTCGCAGCAAAGAACATAACGCCACGGCGATCATGTGCCTGTGCCACGACATCGCCAACGATAGCCGCCGTCTTGCGACCATGGCCGTGATAAGCACGATCCACTGCATCGGCATCAAATTGGCCCCTGCTGTTTAGGGCAAGACCGCCCGTGTCATATCCTTTTGCGTTGATCTGGCCAATCACTGGCGGTGTCAGGAAACCCATCTTAATAAGCGACCTAGCATCTATCTTGTAGACGCACTTTGCAAAGTATGGATCGCGGGCGGTATCCTCGCCGTTGATTTTGCCGTCGTCATGTTCTCTGAAAATCCATCCAGACCCTAAGCGGTATGGCGTGGCTGTTAGCCCGCAAACGCGCAGGTTCGGGTTGCCGTCCCGCATTGCATCTATGATCTCTCGCACAGTTGGCGTGATCCCGTGCGCCTCGTCCAATATCACCAACGCATAGTGGTCCTTGAACCGGCTGACGCGGTTTTTAACAGTCAGCGGCGACCCAAACACCACCGGGTGACGTAGTTCTTTTGCGCCCGCAGATGCTGAGAACATGCTGGCTCGATTTCCCGTTGCCAGATATTTTTCGCGGTTCTGCGTGACCAATTCTGCGCTAGGCGCAAGACACAGCACACGCTTGCCTGTCATGCTGTGAATGACCGCAGCGATCTCGGCAATGATGTGCGATTTGCCAGCACCTGTAGCCGCGTCGATAATGAATGGCGCGGTGCTGCGCTTCATCCAATCCAAAGCCGCTTGTGCTGCGTCAGCCTGATAGGGGCGGAGGGTCATTTGATCCCCCAATAGATTGATGGCTTCCCGCGATACGGCTCAAGATCGGCATCTGGCAGCAGAGCCTTGACCGCCTTGGCATAAGCGATAGCACCAGCCTTTTCGGTCTTGGTCAGTTTGCGCCCAGCGAAGACCACGTTCTTTTCGCCCGCGATCTTAACCATGTCGGCCAGCAATTCCTTCTTGCGCTCTTCGGCCCGATCTATCGCCTCGCAAATCTGGTCATATTCGGCCATAATGCGATGTGCTTCTGGCGTGTCGATGATCGGGCGCTTTGGCTCAAGATGGATATCAGGCATCTTGCGCTCGTCAACGTATTCTGCGTGAAACTGACGCAATGTTGGCAAAGAGAAAGCCTGCCACAATTCGTTAACCCTAACCACTTCCAGCATCGTGCCGTTTGGCGACCATTGGTAGAAATGCCACCACTGCCGACCAGTAACCCAGAGCGAGAACTGGATTTGATCGTAGTAATGCGGCTGTTCTTTCAGCGGCTTAAAAGCTGGCACTACATCTTTCCGCAAGCCAAACGGGCATTTGATCTCAAGCCCGCCATCTTCGCCAATCAAGCCATCTGGGCTGCATCCGGCCCAATGCTCGTAATTCACAAAGCCGATCTGCTCGACATTGTTGCCAGTTTCCATGACGTATTCTGTCAGTGCGCCAGCCTCGTTGCGCGTGCCATAGTCGGTGGCGATATTGCCTTCAAATTCACTGGGCGCACCGTGATACTCTCGCACCATCCGGCGCATTACATCGTCGCGTGTGGCGTAGGGCGCATGACCCAAGATAGCGCCCACGCTTGATGCCGTGATGCGGCCTGCGCGTGCTTCAAACCATTCTTTCGTGCGTTGTTCCATTTCCGGCTCCAATCGGTTAATGTTTGTTTGCCCAGCCCGCCGCCTGACTGCTCAGGTCTATTCGGCTCCAACCTTGACGGGCTGGGCGACCCATTCCTTAGAACGGGATTTCGTCGTCGGTCACTGGGGCGCGGTAGCCGCCAGAAGAACCAGCACCAAAGTCATCGCGTGACCCAGAACCCATGCCAGACGCGCCTGACGGCAACGGCTTGGCTTCGGCAATGTGGATGTCTTTTGACGCCTTGGAAGCCACTGCCGATACCCAGTTGCCGTGCATCATGCCGCCGTTGCGGGTGTCTGGCATTGACCACACCATGATCGTGCAGACCATCGGCTTGTTGGTCAGAGCCATCACCAGATCGTCAGTGCTTGGGATTCCCTGCTTTGCGGTCAGCTTGCCGCCAGCGTTTGCGTCGATTGCAGCCAGCATCTTGCGGGCCTTGTCGCGCTTGTTCTTGGCGGCTGTCTCATCTTTCGCGCTTGGGTCTGCATCCGTGACCCACAGCTTGTGAAACACCTTGCGGTTTTTGTATTCATCGGGCGCAAGCACAGTCCAGCGTGCCGAGATGAATTCCTCGCCAGAAGGCTTTCGGTCCCATTTGATCTCATCGATCATGGCAAGGACGGAAGATCCTGCAGGGATCGGTTCGATATTGCCTGACGGCACCTCATATTCGGTGCCAGTGTTTGCGGCGGTTTCGCCAGTGGACAAATCCCAGAAAGACATCATGCTTCCCCTTCGTTGGTGGTTTTGGTTTGTGCGGGTGCAGCGCCGCCCAGAGACGGGATAACGCGTGCAAGCGGGTTCTGGCCAAGGTGGTATTCCAAAGGCTCTGTGATCCCGTATCGGTTCTTCGATACGTTGGCCGCAGTAGCATGGACGACCATTTCCAGATCGCCAGTGCTGATCGCTTTCTTGCGGTCGCCTTCGTCGCCCTTGGTGTAGGTCACCAAACGCAGAAAGCCCACTACATCCACATCGTCTGTGTAGGGCGGCTGTGACTTAGGCGGCAAACGCAAGGTCCAGCGCATATAGTCGTCAACGTCGGGCAGCTTTAGCGTTTCGACATCGGCGTGTGCCACAAAGACAACGTGCATCCCGCGCTTCTCGTTTGCCAGACCAGCACCTTTGCGAACCCGCTGGTGCATTGCCGATACAGCGGCAGTTCCAGCGCCGTATCCGCCAAGGGCTTGGTTGATGCTCTTGGCTTTCGGGTCTTGCGCCAGAACATCTGCCACGAAAAGCCGCTCCAAAGCGGTCACGCTGTCGATCACCAAAGTCTGGTAGTCATGCGGTTCGTGGATGATGGCCGTGATCTGCTCCCAGAGATCGCCAGCCTTTTGCAAAAGCGGAAAAGCATCTGGCCGTTTGTCTGCCGGGATTGCCTGCATCCCATCCTCTGCACGGATAAAGATTGGCTTCGGAAATGCAGCAGCAAGGCTGGTCTTGCCTCGCCCAGCATCGCCGCAAATGGTCACTATCACAGGCCGATCAACTGGCTTGCGTGCTGACTCCATGATGGACATGGATCGTTCCTTTCATGTTTGGGGGCTTCCCCCGCGCCTAGTCGGTATAGGCTCTCACCCGACAAAGCAACTTTACTATGTGCAAATTGATAAGTAAACTGGCTTTTGTGTTAAACGCATGGGAGTTCTGAAATGCTTACACTAGACGAAATCAAGCGTCTCTTGACGGACCGCAGACTAGATATTGTGTCCAGATCGACAGCCATCAGCCGCAACACCTTGGCTGCTATCCGAGACGGCAAGAACAAAAATCCGACCCTGCGCACCATACAGAGGCTGTCAGATTACCTTAGCAGTGCTGGCGTGCAGTAATGGATTGGGATTTTCCTGCACCAGCACCAGCAAAGCCAGAGCCAAAGCCGCAGATCAATCTGCCACGGGTGCCAGACTTCATAGTGGATCAATGCTTGATTCACCTTGGTGCTTTCGCAAAGCAAGACCCAGAAGCCGTCGCATGGGCCTGCTACGATTGGCTGCAAATCAACCAAGCTGGTCTGCCAGTTTTGCCTTTGGTGGATGGAGCCGCCCGCGAAGATGCTCGTTTCTGGGCAGAGACGGCGCACCCAGCCGAATTGGAATGCTACGCCTTAGCTGCCATTGATCGTCTGGGCGGCATGGGCGGTATCGGCAGCGGTGGCTATGCACTTTTTGCCTCTCGGCAGATCAAGAGATTGGCCGGGGCGCTGTTTAAGCGAATGTCGCCATCTGAACAGGCGGCATTTTCAAAGTGGATAAAGGAACAAACTAATGAGCGCGGATGATTTCGCAGACTTTGAATCAGGCTACAACGGAGCAAAGTTCGGCGCACAGCCAACGGCAACCTATTCCGATGACTTCAGCGCAGAGGATTTTGCACCGCCAGCGCCAGAAGCACCAGAAAGCAACGACCGCTTTCCGCCGCCCTTTCCTCTTGACGGACTTGATCTGCTTACACCTCCCGGCTTTGTCGGTGACGTGGCAGCTTGGATCGACAGCCAGTG